CTCAGATCGGGTACAATGCCCGAATTCGCTTCCAGGGATAACAAAAAGAAAAATACAAAAATACGGGTTTACCCGAAAATAATCTCCTGATAAAGGGGTATGTTTAGGCGGAGAGCCGATGCTAGCAGAGGTCTTGGCGGTAGCAGTGCTTACAAGCGTCTGCGTGGCGACGCCGATGATGATTCTGATGTTCTGCTGCCGTTGTACGGCGAGGTCCCCCGTTTTCAGTCGATGGTTCCAACGCCGGAGCTGAAGTATTTGGACATGTATAAGACTTATACAGTACTGTCCAATAATCCCAATTTATCCGGCGGGATGTTCAATCCCGACTCGTTCCAAATTTGTTCCGTTCCGGACCGTGGCGACGGTCCTCAAAACTTCAGCGGTCGCGGGATAGTGATCAAGAACTGGAGCATTAAGGGCACGATTGGACTTGCCCCTACAGTTTCAGCTGATACTCTGCCATATGGCCGTTTAGCGTTTATTGCGCTCATCCTCGACACTCAAACCAACGGCGCTCAGTGTGCATCAAACGACATCTTTACTGATGTTATCGGGAGTGATGTTGCTATGTGCAACCCTCTGATCAACATGCTGAATTCGCGCCGTTTTGTTGTGCTCGCTCGCAAGACTATCGAACTTAATGTGAAGACGCATACCAACGAGTATGAGCCCGGCATTCCTGCCGTGTACCAGACATGTGGTGTGATCAAATCCTTTGAATTTTTCGTGCCGCTCGACTTACCGGTGCGTTACAAGGCGTTCGACGCATCTTCGCCGATTACCAACATTATCGACAATTCGCTACACGTTGTCGCTTTTACTTCTTATTACAACCCGATTCTCTTGAACGCGCCGTTTGTCGGGGGCGGCTATGTATCCCGCATTCGATTTTTGAATCAGCCTTAGGGGGTCCGGGGGCTTGCCCCCGGTTAGCCTCGCCGGCGAGGCGCGCCGTCCGCGTAGGACGCCCGGCCGGCGAGGCCAAAAAAACGCCACATAAAACCACCTAGTTTTTTGTTTTTTCATGGGTTTCACACACCTGGTGGAGCCGGATGCTACTATTCTGACAGTGGTGTTGTTACACTGTCCCGACGTTTCTAATGCTTTCACAGATGAGTGCGGACCATAGACAGGCTATCACGGACCTTGACACTGTTCTCGGTTCGATGAACGCGCAGCTAGAAGAAAATTTTCCGCAGATGGAGGGTGAGTATTATGATCCAGTGGGCCATGTCGCCGACGAAGAGGCGCGAGATGCCGAGCCGCACCAGCCGGTTAGCGACGACGAGGCTCCCGAGGAGTGGGTCCCGACCGAGGCCGAAAAAGACCACGCGGCGCGTCTCCTGACGCTGAAGGACAAGCCGGCGGCCAAGGCGCCCAAGCGCCCGCGGTCCCCGGTCGTCGAAGACGACATCCCCGATCTCGCAGAGATCTTTGACAACTACGACACGCCGCACGCCACCCGGATAGCGGTCTGTCGGGCGTACGCCTCATACATCGCCTCCTTGCAGCCCAAGAAGCCCAAGAAGGCTGCTCCGAAGCGCAAAGGCGTACCTCGGAACATATAAAGCCTATACCCGTTTAGCCTTCTTTTTTCTCGTTAGGGCCTAGGGTAGGGTAGGGTCGGCCGGGTAGGCCGGTTAGGGTATCGCCGCCGGGAAGCCGCGGGCAGCGGCGCCCCGAAGGCTAGGGAATCCCGCCGCGCAGCGCGGGGGACGTAAGGGCTTTAGGCGAGGGGGCTTTAGCCCCTTTCCCCTTCCGCCCCTGCGGGGCGGGGGCGGGGGCAGCGCCCCGCAGGAAGCAGTTCACCGCAGGGGTCCGGGGGCGGCGCTAGCCCCCGGTGGGGACGGGGGCGAAGCCCCGGGAAAGGCGCGTGCGAGCCGCGCAGCGGCGCTGCCGTCGCTAGTGAGGCCGCTTTAGCGGCCGATAAAAGGGTAGGGGGTGTCAAGACCCCCTTGCGGAGCATGTAGCGACAAGGGGGATGCCCTTTTGAAGTGACCGCCTATATTACCGGTCACTTCTGGTTAAAACCTCTGGTTTTTTCTCTTTCAAGAGGGCTGTCGGAGTTTCGCGCGGGACGTGGCGAGCGCGAGTGGGGTGGGGGCTCCACGAGAGCGGTTCGACTAACCAGTGGCCTTCTAGGCGCGCAGTGAGGAGATGAACAACCAAGCTAGAAACTACGTGTTTACCATCAACTTCGCTGACGACGAAGTTACTCAGCTCCTCCCGGAGGAGTTCCCTAAGTGGATGACATACGTCGTATGGCAGCTCGAGATCGGCCATGACAATCACATCATGCACTACCAAGGGTACCTTGAGTGCATGGGGAAGAAGAGCATGGAGCAAGTTCACGCGGTTCCGGGCTTTGAGCGCGCAGCTCTAATGGTCCGGAGAGGGACTCAGTCCCAAGCCATTGCTTATGCCACTAAGGTCGATACTAGGATCGACGGTCCCTGGTACCACGGGGAGCAAAAGGAGCAAGGCAAGCGGAACGACTTGGTTGCGGTGAAAGAAGCCATCGACAGTGGCGCCAGCGATGTGGCTCTCTGGGATGACCATTTCTCGTCTATGACGAGGTATCATCGAGCGTTTTCTACGTACAAGCGCGTGAAGGCCCCCAAGCGCGATTGGATCACCCACTTTCTCGTCGTTATTGGACCGTCTGGCTGCGGCAAGACTCGGTACGCTCGAGAGTTTTTTCCTAATGCTTACTGGAAGGAGCATTCCAAGTGGTGGGATGATTACGACGGCCAGGAGTATGTCGTTTTCGACGAGTTCCAAGGACAGTATCCATTTAGAGAACTTCTCCGAGTTCTCGATAGCTCTCCACTAACCGTGGAGTGTAAGGGGTCCCATGTCAACTTCTTGGCCAAGTGGGTTGTTTTTACAAGCAATTTTCACCCGAGAGATTGGTATGACCCGGTTTCGATCAAGGTTGACTGGGATGACTCGCCGCTACGCCGTAGGCTGCTGGAGTTTGGTAACATTCTACAGCTCGGGCCTGTGCCTGACGGCCGAGTGGATTTGGGTGGACGGGACGGAAATTCAAAATTTTTTCGGGAGTAAAGGTGTCGCTTTTTAAGAGCGGAATTTACGATGGAGCGAGCCTCGAAGAGGAGCCGGTCTGCGACCAAACCCGCCAAGAGTGCGGGGAAGCGCAAGCATTCTTCCAAGAGTGCTGCTGTGGGCAAGCTGAATCGGCAGACCGCCAAGCTGAGTGCCGCTCGGACACTTGCCAATGCTGTGACCATGGGCTTCCTCGGGATTGAGAAGAAGTTTTACGACACTAAGCTTGCGGACACAGCCGTGTCCGCTGCGACGACGCTGAACGCGGGGATGCAAGACCCGAGTGCGTCGAGCATGATCTCCACCCCCGTGCAGGGTGATGGAGAGCAGAACCGCGATGGCAAGCGCATCGTCATTGACTCCCTGATCCTCAAGGGCCACGTGATCAACGTGGGCAGCGCGTCGGAGACGGTCAACGCGCAGGCCACCAAGGTTTTCGTCGCCGTGGTGCTCGACACGCAGACGAATGGTGCTCAGATGACATCTGACGCCTGTTTCAAGAGCTTGGCCAATCAGGCGTCTTCCAATGTCGACCCGATGAAGAATCTGCTGAGCGGCAAGCGGTTCCGGATTCTGAAGAGTCAGGTCTACGACGTGACTCCTCCCGGCATCGTTTCGGCTGCCGGGACTCTTGCGACCAATGGAATCCAACGCGAGATTGACTGGTACATTCCGTTCAAGGGAGGCTTGCCGGTCAACTTCAACGCTGGCACTACTGCCGACGTTACCAATGTGGTGGATAACAGCATCCACATTGTCGCGTTCGGCACGGACGCGAACGCTCAGATCGGGTACAATGCCCGAATTCGCTTCCAGGGATAACAAAAAGAAAAATACAAAAATACGGGTTTACCCGAAAATAATCTCCTGATAAAGGGGTATGTTTAGGCGGAGAGCCGATG